TACAAATCCATCGTATCCGTACTTGTCCTTCTCTTCACGAATCAGAACCGTGACGGAGAGGTATTTCTTCCCGTTCTTTGGTGACTCATACAGAGCGGTCTTGTCGATCTTCGTTGTGTCCAGGCTAATGTCTATTGTTTGCTTCATGGCGTATTGTTATTTGATTGCCCACTTGGGGAATGAGAGTTCTTGGATTCCTTCAACGGCCTTCGGAAAGTATTTCTCCGAGACGCATTTCTGGTATTTAGCGATTGCGTTCATGTACCCGATTCGCCCTTGCTCGATGAAATCACCGGACAGGTTGACGATTGCGGTTTCATAAGGCGCAGATGTTTCGACAAAGGCAAGCACGAAATTCGTGCGTTCCAGCCCCGTGGCGGCGTTGAACAGGTCGAGGTAGAGGGCGGCTTGCCAATGATACCCTCGGCGCACCACAAGGGACGCTAGGTCATCAGCCTTGCCGATGCTGGAGGTTGTCTTGATGTCCACCAAGTCATCCCCTGCTTGTGGCACAAGGTCGATCATCCCGCGCACCTTGGTTTCCCCAATTTGCGAGTAGACGGCAACCTCGGTCTTATAGCCTGTGACAAACAACGGCTGGAGGTCAAGGTCATTGAGGATCGACTCCGCGCATTCGTTGGCGGCGTTGAGTTGGGACTGCGTGATGCAGACCTTTCCCTGTGCTACCATCGAATCCCGCCATTCCTGCGCCGCTTTGGTACGAAACGAGTCGTATTCACTCACAGCGTAGGTTTCGGCGTACTCGGCAGGCGTGAGGGCAAGGCAATGCACGAGGCTTCCAAACTCCATCGCCGGTGTTGTCTCCTTCGGGCCGCTGTGGAACCATTTCCAAGGGCTTTGATCGAAGTCCCAGAGCATGCTTTTGGAGACATACCCGCCCAAGTTGGAGGGGCTTGCGCCCCCCTCGTAATACTTGCGCCCGAGGTTGTAGACTAGATTGCTCATGGTTCTACCTCCTTGACCATGTTCTGGAACGCTTCTGCGATCTTGTCGGCGTGTGGCTTTGCACTATCCTTTTTAGGCGTGAACTCCACTACTTGTGCCTCGACAACCTCAACGGGTTCTGGCTCGGGTTCTGGTTCAGCCACGAATGGGTTTGCCTTTGGGGTCACATTGCGAGGTGGTTCGGCAAAGTCTCGCACCTCGTCCTGCGTGTACATGCCAAGCGACATATCTGAAGCATAGGCGCGGCTCCAGAATGAGGCGGCACGATAGCGGAGCATTTGACCAGGCATCGTAAGCCACTTGCTTCCGTTCTTTGTGCTCCAGCCTTCCTTCTTTGCCATCTCTAGCGTAATGCGTTCGCCTTTGAGTTCCTCGCCTGTCGCCATGTCCCGCGCAACAGCGTAGCAGGATGTTGGGGTTTCGTCGTTGTCCATCACGAAGCGCAGGGGCGAGAACTTCCCGCTTGCGTTGATCATGCCGATCAGTGCCGTTGCGCTCCAGCTTGGCCGCCCGTGGATAATGGCGAGGTTTTGCGTGACCATCAAAGGGTCGAGTCTTGTCCGCTTTGCCACATTGAGGGCAATCGCGCAGTTCGCCACATTACCCGCAAAGTCCTTGGGGACTAGGGTGGACTTGCTCAACATCATCGCTTGCCGTTGCACAAGCTCGAATGCCTGTGTCTCGGCCTGCACTTGGGCGAGAATGCCCGTGTTTTGTGCTTCCTGCGGCACAATCGCATCTTGTTTTGTTTCGTCGTTTTCCATAGTATTAGGCAAAGTAAAAACCCACTTTGTTTTTCAGATCCTCATAGGCCTCGGCAAGTTTCCTTGCACCAGACACCTTGAGGTAATACAGGATAGCCGCATCAGCGTCGATGTGTGCCGTTTCCCTGTCGGATGTGTCGATTTCCTCTAGCATAGCCAGAGCCTCTTCAATTTGTCGTTGGTTTGTTTCCATCGTCGATTTTGTTTAGTTCGTTTAGTTGCTTTGCGATGTGCTTCCCCACCGCAACGGGGTCGAATAAGGGCAATCCGTCCCTCATTATGTGTGGTATGTAGCCATCGGCGGCCCAAAGAGCAACCACGGCTGGCGGCAGTTTCAAGTCGTCTGCCATCTCTTGCAAGCTAAATAGTTTAATCATGCTATTTTTTCTTTTGGGGTTTCTTCTTCCATAGGGGATTCGCTTATTAGGCGTTGGAGGCACTCGCGCACTTTGTCGGCAAAGCGGTCGTCGTGCTCGATAAGGAACCGAACCCGCTCCCGTGCGTGGATGATCGCCCCGTGATGCCGGTCGAGCCTGTAGCCAGTTTCCTGGAGTGAGTGGTTTTCGCTCCAAATAGTCGCCACCAGTTGCCTAGGCTCAACCCACCGCGCAAAGCGTGACCGGCAAAGGATCTGTTCGGGCGTGACGGCAAAGACATCGGCAACAATGCGAACGAGGAAAGCAAACTTGTCCGCTTCTTGGTCGTCGTAGAGTTTCCAGTTAACTTTCATGCCGCGCCGCCTTTCGGGTTGTCGTCCTCGTGGATCACATAGGCCGCCCAGACTGCCACGGATAGCAGACTTGAGCCATAAAATGCCCACATTTTCCACTTTGTCGGGGCTTCGAATAGGCTGTCCACGAACAGGAAAAGGAACAGGTGGCCAAAGATAGCCAAAGCTAGGATCATTTGCTTCTTCATGCCGCCGCCTTTCCGTTTGACCTTTCGATTCTGCGGCAATGGCGAAGCATCTTGGCAACTTCTCGCCGCTCGATGTTCACCCCATAGCACCCCACCATCAGGGACGCATAACACCCCCACGGGTCGCGGTTTGTGATAAGGTGGACTCGTTCATTGAATGCAGGGCTTGCCATTTGGTAGTCATGCCGTGCGCCGTTTCGTTTTTTGTTTTCTAATGTCATTTTCGTTTCGTTTGTGGTTTATTCCATGCTCCAATCGTCAGTCGGCGGGTCGATATGTTTTCGCCCCCATAGCGTCTCCAAGCGGTTCAGGTCGATGCCAAGACACGCCAAGACATCAGCGAATGTTTCCGCGTCGATATTGCAAAGTGCGGCCTTGTCGTTTCCGTGGTATTCTATGTAAAGCGGAAACTGGTCGGCATCGTCCATTTCGGCAATATCATCCGCCGCTTTTTGGATGCATTCAAGCACCCAGGGCGCATCCTCAATCGCCACCCCATCGCGCATGATTGCCAGCAAAGCGTCATTTTCCCATTGTGGCCGGCTCATGGCTTGCCACCTTTCCCGTTTATGCTTTGCAAGTAGGTTTCCACGGGCACGGCGTGAAAGTCGGGTTTCAATAGTGCAACCTTTCGCGGATCGTAAATTTCCGCCACGGCCTTTCCCGTCCGCTTGTCGATGACGATCCATGAATTAGTCATGCCGCCCCCCTTTCACCTTGGCGAGTGCATTTTCGGCAATCTCACGGCATACCCGGCAAAGGTCGGCTAGGTTTTCCCGCTGCATTTCCACGCTTGCGGGTGATAAGCCAACAGCCAGGGACTCCAACGCGGCGAGCATTTCAGGCGCGGCAGCTATCAAGCGAGCGTTTGCCAAGCGTTCCGCCTCTCGATCCTCCCCATCCTCATCCCATAGGTTGAAAAGTTCCCCAATGGCATCCTTTCCGGTGGTAATGACGGGCGTGTCACGTCGGGATGGCCTCGCCGAATCGTTCCAGAATTGAATTTGCCAAGGGCCAGGTGTGTGTGTGTGTGTGTTCATTGTTCAGTTTTCTATGTTCATTTGATCGGGCGTGAGTTTGCACAAGTACCCCGACCAGTAGGCGCGGACAAGCGGCTCGGTGGATTTTCGGACGATTGCCGAAATTGCTTTTAAGGTATTTTCGGGGTGTGGATACTCCCCGCTTTCAAGACCTTTTTGAAACTCCCCCGCAAGGGTGAGCGCGGGTTTTTGCGTTTTCGTTTTCATGGTTTCGATGGGTTAGGGTTAGGCGACGCAAAGTGCAATGCCGCGATTGTAAAGGGCGTGGACATTCTCCCCCGCTTCGATGTCGCCAGGGCGGATGATGTACAAAGCACACCCGCGCGGGTCAGTCTGATGATAGGCGCGGAAACCTGTCTTGCGCGCCATGATCGCCTCAACCTTGGCAAGTGCCGCCTTTTCGGTGTCCCGCTTAGGTTGGACGCTTTCCCGCCATTGCCCGTCAGCGTAGAATTGCACACGGTAAAAAGGCTTCCCGTTTTCGTCGCGGAAAACATGAACTGAGCGGTTGCCATCACCCGTGCCACACTCAAGCTCGCCCCACTTGCGCAAGGCGCGCTCAGCCTTAAGCAAAGCGGTTGTCTCGTTATAGGTGAAGCCGTTTTCTGACATTAGGTTGAAAAAACGGGCGGTTTGTTGCTTCTTAGTTTGTTTCATCGTTGTCTGTTTTCTATTGTTTAAGGTTGAATCAGGTTTGCCATGCACCGCGGGCCGCGTCGGGGTTGAAGATATTGGCACTTGCTGGCAATGCAAGCGGATTTTTCAACTATTTTCAGCGGGTTAGAATCCCTTGGAAAATACGACTTGGCGGGTTCCGTCTTGAATCCTAACGCGTCCGTGCGAGCCATGTTTTTTGACCCATTGGACGGCTTCAGACTTGCGGTCAAATTCCAGGCTTTCAAATGACCCATTGGAGAGGCTCCGAGTCGCGTGGTATTTTTTGCTTTTCATGGGTCAAAGGTTCAAAGGCTCGCTTGCACGAATTCGCATTTCGAGGTCACTAGGACCGCCCAATGTTCCGCTTGTGACGGCGATGGCAAGGGCAAGGCAAAGCACAAGGGCAATGGCAAGGAATAGGTCGCGGATCATGCAACCTCCCCTTCCATGATTGCGTTTACGATTGCACGCTGTTCCGTGAGTTGGTTAATCGAGGTAGGCTCTCCGTGAACCTCCCGAACGAATGCCGTGATTGTTGGTCGGTCTTTTTGGTAGACGCGTCCAAGGTCAATAAGCTCACAGAGTGAAAGCCCAGTCCAATTCTTGTGATTGAGCACGAGGCTCACGGATTCAATTTGTTTCGTTGTCATATCGTGGTGGTTGGTTTGGTTTGGTGTGCCTTGTTTGCTGGCAACGGGAGCAATCTAAAACATGGCGGGAACATTGCCAATAACTAATTGCGAATAAGTGAAAATATATTTCAACAATTCAACAAAATAAGCTTGACCATCAGCCAAACCCCTTAAAACAAGGCATTCCACGCAATCACAAGCAAGAAGCAAATCTCATGGCCAACGTCAACTTTCAAGCCCTAGGACAAGCGAAACGCAAGGGAACCAAGCTTCGGAGCCGCTAGTCATTCCCTAAAAGGTAGGGTGATTCAATTAAGCGGAGAGAATAAGAAGAAGCAAAGGGAACATGGATAGCGTCTGAAATCCATTCACCTATTCAAGAAAAGCAATCACCGTGCGCATGGCAAAGCATGATGTCTCGCATCGGTCAGCCTAGGGGAAAGCGTAATGTAATGGCTTCCCTTCCGCCTCCGGCAGGATATTACACAGGGGATGCGAATCTTGTCCAGAAGTTTAAGCTGTGAATAAGTGTGCATAACTTTACAGGCACAAGATACAGCACACGCCAGGCTAATACCTTAGCAATCCACTATAGATTGTATGCTCTAACATTAGCGTGCCACTCATGATTCCGGCACTAATCACATGAACATGCACAAGCGAACGCTATCCACTCGAACACTGTTCGCATGAACACCAAGACCGGCACGGGGGGAGGGGGTCGACCGAGAAATTATTTTTATCATTGCTATCCATAAACCCGCCCCACAAAAATTCCTACAATGGGGCAGTTACCTACTATTGGAGATTGTTGGTGTGATTCGGCGTTAGTGGGTTGGTTCCCGTTCGGGGTTATTTGTGGATAGGTCTAGTGTATTGTGCTTAAATGTGCTAGATAGGTAACATTTGTGTTTATGGTTGACATTGTGTGTGGGATTGTGGTAATTGGTTGTTTGAGCGCGGGATGGACTTGTGCTTAGAAACTTATTTACATTATGCCAAGAGGCGATTCATACGATCTTCAAGGTCAAGGCGGCGGACAGGTGTACTCTGGTACGGATGCGGCTACTGGGCCATTCCGCTGGGTTCAGACTGTGAACGACACTGTGTTTAGTGTGTTTGTTGCGCCTAACCTTACGAATGCTAGCACGAAGCTAATCACCATTACAATTCCTGCTGGGGTTGGCATTGGTGGTAATATTACGAGCTTCACGCTTACATCTGGAGCGGTTATTGCGTATCGTGCGTAATGTCCCAGTTTCGGTCTACTGGTGGGTTAGATGACGCTATCGGCAGCGATAGTGATCGTGGATTCTTTGGTGTAAACCAGAGATTGCAGCTTAACCAGTTGGAGGCAGGTGAGGTAAGGGAAAGCCTTAATGGTCGCATGGAGGGTTTCTGGAGGCCGCGCAAGAGCGTGGTTTCTGTTAGCCCTGTGCTGACTACTGGAGGCACTCCGTTGAACCTTCCATTCCACATTCTTCCAAGCCCATTCTACTTGGCTATCACCGCTGTGTCGTATTCCGCGAATGTGGTAACGATTACCGTGGCTGGACATGGGTTGACTATTGGGGAGGCTGGCAACCTTACGGTTAGCGGTATTACCTTTACTGGCACGGATAACAATGGGGTTAAAGCTGTGACCGCGGCTACCGTGGACACATTGACCTTTTCTGTTACTGGCGTGACTGCTGTGGCACTAGAGGCAACCCCAAGGATTACACAGATCAACATTAACGATGCTGCCTCCAGCGATGTGTTGGCATCCTGCATGTTCTCTGACCCTAACGAGTCCAACAAGGAATACATCATTGTTGCGCTGGAGACTCTGGCGAAGAAGATCGACCTTTCTACGACACCCTACACGGCAA